ATTAGCAAGAGTTCCGGCGTCAACCAGTTGCCTAATAATAGAGGTGCCAGACTTAGCAAAAGCACCAATAAGATGGATAAGCCCAAAGCAATAGAAGCCAAAACCGGGAATATATCCATAGTGTACAAAGTGCTGGCGTTTCTTATGCGTTTCATCGCCTTCTTCCCAATTCCTGCGAATGGCAAGACATTTATTACTTCCTTTTTCAATAGTGACTAGATATGGCAGTGCAAGCCCTGTGGGTTCCCCGTCTTCATCCGTATGCTCAAACCCTTCAATATCTAGGTTTACCTGAATCTCAAGCAGCTTGTATCTATCGTCTGATGAAGCCCGAAATCCCATCTTTTCGGCAATCTTCTTCTCAACTTCATCTAATGTGTTGTTGGGTTCGCCAAGATCAATATCTGCATAGAACCCCATCATTTGAAGTCGTCGGACCTCATTTTCGGTTTTCCGCATCACATGAGTGACGCGAGGCGATGTCTCTATATTAGAAGCACCATAAGGAACTACGACATCTTCCGCAGGTACAAAGATGGCGGTCTGCCTGTTTAAACTTGGATCAAAGTAGACCTTGCGGAAAGCATTGCCGGACAGTCCCAAGCCCCACAGAAGTCGTTCTGTTTCCGGGCGGTACTCAGTCATCTCATCGGTCAACCGATAGTTCATATCGGCTTCAACCCGCGCAGCAGCGTCTTTCTTCTCTGGGGTTTCCTTGCCTATGATCTCGGTTTTTACCGGCCCGGAAGCAGGGAAGATCTCCATGATCGTTTCTGCTTGGAACTTAACCAAAGACTCAGAGAGAAGCGGATGATAGACACCACAGGCCCCCGGCCACGGGTCCATACGCTCTTCAATCTTCAATCCCAGAAGCTCAAGACCATCAACATAAGCCTTGATCCAGTCCCTACGGGAAGAGATGTCATCATCAAAGTCAGAGATGATTTCGGAGACAATCTCTTCAATGATGCCGGGGTTAAGATGTTCTACAAGGTTTTCATCAAACCCAATAGGCGGTTCTGGAGGTTCTTGGTCTGCCCCCAATTCAATATCGTCACCAACATCAATGTCCAGTTCCTCTCCGTCATCGAGGGATTCAAGACCTTCAGGTGCCGCGTAGAGAGACTTTTCAATAGACATTAGTAGTACGCCACTTTACGTTTAAACACTGGCTCTTCTTCTTTCATGTCGGTATCTAATCTAATGAAACCGCCTTGCCTGAATCTAAGAAGAGCCTGACTTGTAGAATCCACAAGGTCGTCGTGGTCCCCATTAGGGAAAGACGCAACCTCTTCAACTAACTCCTCTGCCCATCTGGTAGCTGGTGCCCACACCAACCCAGAGGCAAACACATCCGATATCGCGTTTACACGGGCAATCTTATCATTGCCTCTTGATGGTGTGTACTCAGATAAAGGAATTCCTATTTGCCTCAATTCATAGATTAAAGGGGCGCCTGCTGCTTTCTTTTCAATAATCAATGAATCAGGTTCCCATTCGTTGTACATCTCCAATGCTTTCTTTTTTAAAGCTGGAAACTCCATTCTTTCTTTGAATGCATCCAATAAGATGATGTTGGCTATCTCATCTCCATTTTCATTAGGATGATAGAACACGCCCCATGTTGTACACGCTGAGTAGTCTGCCCTTGATGACTTCTCAAAAGCGGTATCCCAAGATTGAATCAAGTATTCACACTGAGGTGGGCTGTCCTTTTCCCAGACTCTCCACATCTCACGCTTGATAATTGCCCCTTCTTCAGATGTTGGATTCTGTTGATACTGGGCCTCCCACTTACTTACCGGGAGTTCATTCTTGATTGCCTCTAGTTCTTTCTGGCTCCAGAACTCGGGCCACAGCGGGTTCCCTGAAGGCATCAGCGCGGGAAGCTCTATAACTTCCCATTCATCTGCGTCTCTCTTGATTGCGTTGTTGATGATTTGACCCGTCAGGTCTCTCTTAGACCATCGGGTCATCACCACTACAATAGCGCCTCCCGGCTGGAGGCGCTGTCGTGGACCTGCGTTGTACCACTCAAACACCCGATCATACACAGCAGGGTTTCCAAGCATTGCCTCTTGTTCTGAGTGCGGGTCGTCAATAATTAGAACATCTGCGCCCTTACCCGTTACGGCGCCGCCAACCCCAATAGCGAAGTAATCACCACCCTTATTTGTATTCCATCTACCGGCTGCTTTGGAGTCCGTGGACAACTTAGTTGGAAAGATTGCCTGATATTCCGGGGTGTTGACGGCGTTTCTAACCTTCCTACCAAACCCAACTGCCAACTCAGCGGTATGTGCAGTCTGAATGATCTTTTTCTCTGGGAACTTACCCAAAAACCAAGCAGGAAACAAAAAGGAGGCAAACTCACTCTTAGTGTGACGAGGCGGCATGTTAATGATTAGCCTCTTCAAATCGCCCGCAGCAACTCTTTCAAACGCCTCTGCCATGATCTGATGATGCCTTCCTGATATGAACACAGGCCACATCTCTCTTACAAACGGCAGAAAGTTCTCTTTGCAACGCTCAACCTTATCCGCTTTAAGCAACTGGGCAATCTTCCCAATGTTGGGATGCCCCTCTGGGAGGGCATCCAGAAGCTTGCGGTAGTCCTTTACTTCCTGTTTGGTGAGGAGGCTCATAGTGAGAGGATCTTCTTAATGCCCTTGTCAGCCACCTTCAAACTCCTAAACTTGTGAGCTTGTACCCTTAAATAACCCTTTTGCCTCAATGTATGAACAATCCTATGAACATTAGACCTACTCTTTAACTTCATACCTTGTGCAATGTTGTTATACGAAGGCGGATAGCCTTTTAACTTGATATATGCATGCACGAACTCTAATACCAGTTCTTGCCGGGGTGTTAGTCCTTCTTGTTTTTCAAACATATACCCCCCCCGGTAAAAACACGAACGTTCGTATGGGGGGTCATTCTATATGGAAGTTTAAACATTGCAAGCCAGAATTTGCAATAGGGTGGGGGGGTGTATAGGTGATAGTACGAGTTGAGGAAGTGGTGATTGGATGTGGGGATTCGAGTGTAAGGGTGGACGATGGACCGGGGGCCGGTACGCGGGGGTGGGGTACGGGTGGGGTCTCGTACCGCCGATTAGAACCATCCTCGGGACTAGCACGTTCGTCAGACCAGAACCATCCTCTGCGCTTGCATCATGCTCTGCAATCGTATGATCATCTGCGCTTGCACTATCATCTAAATTAGCACTGTCATCTCGATCAGCACTATCGTTTCACGTGGAACCAACTGCTCTCAGCTTGAATGCCTTGAGGTGAGAGTCAAGCTCACGCTTCAACTGCTCAGGGTCTACCTGTTCGACCTTCTGCTCTGACTTGTCGACGAACATGCCAATGGCTTTGCCCATCAGTTCTAGGGCCTTTAAACGGTCACCAGTGCGGACGTTGGTGTCTGATGCATGGGCATGTAGCTGTTCTAGAACGTGGCGCCGAGTGGCGATTGCGTCATCGATTACGTTCTGTTTTATGGACTCCCAGATGGGTTCCATGAGTCCACTTATCCGAGAATCCTTCATCAATTTGTTCGCACTAGCAATCACCGTCGACTCCGCCGTATCTGAGCGCACTGCGTAGGCTTTTCGATATGCCTCACGTGGTGAATTACCTTGGGCAACAAGGGACGCGAAAGCCCTCATCTTTGGGGTAATCCTTGGTGCCTCTGTCTTCACTCCCCATGCTTTCCCATCCACTCTCTTTCTCTCTCTAGTGCCCTTTACCATTTCGAGCATCTCACTACGGATGCCGGGGCCTTCAACGTTCGTGCTTGATGCGGGGTCTGCACTCACGCTATCGCTCCGACCGTCTTCAATCCCACCTTCGTCCCAATCGCCCCTGCTCATAGCCCAACCCCCTCATGCATTACGTGGTACGCACTCGTACCGTTTAAACCTGTTCGTATTCTACCGATTGTGGATAACTTGTGAATAGCCTGTGGACAACTTCTAATAACGTTATCCACAGCTTATCCACACTGTACGGATATACAGGTTTAGAACCCCTCTGGAACCCGCATGTTTACT